CAGCGTATCGGCCACGATCGACCACACGACGAGCACATCGACCGCCGCCGCTACGGTCGCCGCCGCTAGCTGACCGCTGGCGACTCGGTGGCAGCCGTCGATATCCGCACCGCTGACGATCGGCGCCCACCTAGCGACCCGCGCCACGCTCAGCGGATCGGTGCTCGCCGCCGATCCCACATGGCCAACGATCGGATCGATGCCGCCGCTTAGCCTCCACTCTCGCACCAGAGACGCTAGCCATGACTCCACGCCGCCTACCAGGAGGTTAGGCGTGAGGATGCCGACGCGCAGCTTGCTCGGCTTGTCCGTCGGCGTCGCAGCCCATTTGCCGATCGGGCAATCCTCCGTCGCCATGCGGATTTTGTTGACCACCGCCCAGCCGCCGCGACTGACTCGACACCCGCATAGCGAACACGCCGACCGGTCGCGATCGTAACGCGGGCACTGTTCGCAAATCTCGAACAGGCGGTCAGTCTCCGCGTCGGTGCGAGTAGGCCGGCCTGCCCCGAGCCATCGAGCCAGCGCGGCAGCGTAGCCCCGCAGCATCTCTTTTGCGGTTGCCGGATGCTCGACGCCACATTGTCGGTGCGTCTTCGGCTTGCGGGCACGGTAGCCACAATAGATGCAGGTGAGGGCATCGTCGAAAACGCACTGGCTCATGGGATCGCCGTAAGAATTAGATTGGCGGGCGGTTCGCAGATGGGTTGCCAGTAAAATTGCCCGCTTGGCACCAGCCTTTGGCCGATTGGTACTGCCCCGCCGTAGTCGAAAATCTCGTTGTAATACTGCTGAGACGGAAATTGATTCGGAAAGAACGCCAAAAATACCCGCTGGTGACTCGACCGCGAAAACGCCAGTTCGTATTCATCTTGTGTGTTGCACACAAATTCATCAAACGGAACATCTTGCTCGTAAATAAAGTAGTCGCTAAACCCGCCGCCGGCAGTTTGCACGTATCTAGGCTGACCGTACAAGTCGTCCACCCGCTCCCATCCCGAACCGTAAGACCGAGCCAGCCCAACCGCCGCCGTTATTCGGTAGGTTGTTTCATTGATACACCGCACCTCGATTGTGACTGTCTGCTGGTAAATGCGATCAAACGCATATGGCGAGTAGTCTGGCAAGCACGTTTCTTGCCAAAATGGTTGGCCTCTTTCGTACGCCCATCGGCAAATGCCAATCGACGTTCGAGCCAGCGTAAACGTGCCTGCGATAAGCTCGTTGCAGATTTCACACTCGGAATCGGTAGCGTCAAACGTGACGTCCCATTCCGTCGGCGCATTGCCGTTGCAACAATCCTCGCAGAAGCTTTCACAGCAGCACCGCGCAACGCCAAATCGGTCTTTCATGGCGGACACTCCGCGCCGACCACGACCCACTTATTTTCATCGTGGTAATACTCGATGAGCAAATCCGAACCGCTGACGATGTTTCCGCTGCCTGTCATCCAGTTGTAGCTTACCGTCACGTTGCCACGGGCTGAACCGTTGATGAACACATCGGCCGAACCGGTCCCGCCGTCGGTGATGGTTGTGGTCGCTCGCGCTTTCCGCCTCTGTTGCGTCGCCATGCCAACCGCCACCACGCAAGTTAAAACCCCGGTTCCGCTTGGCTTGTAAAGTATCCTACACCAGCCGCCGAAATCGCCTTTTAGTTGCGTCGATGACGGCTCGACTCTGGCATGTGTGTTGTCGGCATCGACGATGTTGACCGGCGCCATCACCGCGCCCGCGATCACAGCCGGCCCGATTTCCAATTGGTCGAGAGGGTTGATGAGCACTGCACAGAAAGGATCAACACCAGTGCGGGCAACGCCATCGAACACCAGATTCCGCCGCGATAACTCGCCCATTGGCGTCCCGGATAGCTCGATCACGGCACCCGCCACGAGGCTGCCGCTGGTCGAATTGCGCACCTTCACGATCGACGAAACAATCTGCGGTGTACTGCTGTAGGGCCCGCGTCCTAGACGCCCTTGATCGCGCCAACGTCGCCCCGCTTCGACCGCCGCGTTATAGTCGGCCGCCGAAATGCGTAGCGGCGAGCCCGGACTGGCGGGAGGTTCCATGATCAGAATCCTAGCACGCTGGTGAAGTCGATCGCATCATAGACCCGCTCGACGTAAATCCATTTTGCGGGCTTCACCGGCTGCCCTTGATCGTCCTTGTCAACCCGCACTTCCCACGCCAAATCCCAGCCGTCTTTGTTGATGTTTGCGATGCCTGCAATCGTGGCGTTTTCGAGGTTGGGGCTGTAGTCGATTTCATATCGCATCACAGTCTTCTGGCCGGTCCCTTGCTCGACACTGTGCCCCGAAAAAAGGGCCTCGCCAGCCTTCATGCCGTGCCACGGGTTGAGATTTTTCTTGCCGACTTGGGCCCCGACAGCGACCATAAATTGTTCGCTGACGACACCCTGCGGCCACGTCACCTCGTACGTGAATCGGGTCGATGGAATGATGATTTCCGCGCCGCGCACCTCGTCATTGTGGACGTCGATTGCGCCTTTGTGGTCGGGAGGGTTGGCGGGCCCGTATTTCGTCGTAGCCTTGCTCTGAAACACCCGCTGCGATCGTCCGCTAGTCGCCGACGATAGCCGATAGCTGGCATTCTCTTGGCTTCTTCGAGCGTACGGCACCTCTACATACCATAGATCATGGCCTTCGTGCGTCAGCTTGACGTCTTGTCTGTAGAGCACCTGCCCGGCCGCCTCCGCGAACGGCGCTGATAGGTTGATTGCGATGGCGTACGCCGCCGCTTGGTCGGCAGTGCCAGCGAGCACAAACAAGTCTGTTCGCGTCGCGCTCGTACCGCCGACAATCGCCCGCGATCCCGGCCGCTCGTTCCATCTGATTGCCATTCACTGCCCCTATGGCTGAAATACCATGGCATTGACCCGGGCCAGTGCAACGGCCTCTTTTTGCAAGCTAACCAAGTCGCCAATCTTTGCGGCGGTCGCTTCCGCCGCCTTCGCCGTGCGGTCCTGCACGGTGTTTTTGCCGCCGCCCAATGCCATCAGCGCCGCCGCCGAGAAGGTAGCACCGATGGCGGGCCCGCGACCTGCGGACCTGGCCGCGTCTTGCAGTAATCGCTGCCGCTCGATTTCATCGGCCTGCTGCTGCTGTGCCGCTTGCGCCGCCGATTGCGCCCGTGCGATGAGCTTGGCAAGATTGCCTTGCGCCGCCGTCGTCGCTACTCCCGCGTCCATGCCAGCCGCGTCGGCAAGCGTACGCCGCTCGTCTTCGAGACGCAGCACCTTTTCGGCTCGCGATTCATCCCGCGTCGCCAGTTCGTCCTTGCGCTTTTTCTGTCGTTCGTCTGACTTCGCCTGTAGCTTGTCGTTTTCCTTCACGACGTCTTTTGCGGCGGCGGCCCCGAGCCCGGAATTGCTCGCCGCCAACTGCATGTCGAGCCGCAAGCTAGTTAGCTTTCCGGTTGGATCGTACGCTTCGATAAGCTTGCTGAATTTCGCAAGCTGGTCGATGCCCGCCATCGCCATTTTGGCAAATTGCTGCACCGCGATCGTCACGCCTTGCATCACGTAGGTTACGGCTTGGTCGGTGATGTTTTGAAGGCCAGTGAATATGCTGTCCAAGACGCCTAGGCCGTCTTGAAACGCGGTCTGGAGTGCTAGCATTGCCTGCTCGCCGGCGCTCGCGAAATCGCCAGCCGCCAAAGCCTCTAGGATGCCGCCGAACGCACCGTCGAACAGACTCGCCATGTCGGTTAAGCCGGTAGACCACGCCGCCAGCGCACCAGCCCATGCGATTTCAACCGCTAGCTCAAGATCGCCAGCCGATATGGCTGCCCAAATGCCATCGAGCACAACCGTAGCTTCGGTGGCGAAGTCCTGTAGGTAGCCGATCGCCCCGCCGACGGCTTTTTGAATCGCGTCGCCATACTTGCCCCAGGCGAAATAGCCGGCAGTCGCCGCCGCCCCGAGGGCGATGAGATTCGGGGTTGCGACGGCGAGCACACTGCCCATCGTGCCGATTGCCGTGGCCACGCTGACGACCCGCTGGGCAATGCGGAACACTTGGTCGATCAATGCCGGATTGCGCTGGACCCAATTCGTTACCGCCTGAATAACAACCGACATCTGCTTGGCCGCGTCTGTCAGCGCGGGAGCCACAGCCGCGCCTAACTGCTGCCAAAGGCCCTTATAGCTGTCCTGTAGCAGTTGCTGGGCCTCTGTGAGTGCCTTCGCGGCCTTGACTTGCGGTCCGCTCATAACGAGCCCCAGCCGGCTTGCTTGGCCCCACATGTTTTGGAGTCCGGCCGCCCCGCGATCGAACATCGGAATCAGTGCGTTGCCGGCCGAGCCGAAAACCTCTGTCGCCATGCGGGCGCGGTCGAGCGGATCGGCAAGGGAAGCAATCGCGACGCCGAGTTCCGCGAACCGCTGGTCGGGCGACATCGCCTCCAGCTTGGCGAGATTGACACCCAAAGCCGCGAACGTCGCCGATGCTCGTGCGTTGCCTGAGGAGGCTTCCGCGATTGCCGTATTGGCGTTGGCAACGCCACGGGCGAGATCGTCAGCGGATGCACCGGATTGCTCCGCCGCGTAGCCGAGGGCCTGTACCGCCCCGAGCGATAGCCCGCTGGCTGCAGCCAGTCCCGCCGCCGCTACGCCAGCCAGCGCAAACTTACCGGCCGCCTCTGTTAGCGGCCCCGTGATGCGTTTCGCCGCGTTTGTCACGTCATCGCCTATGCCGCCCAATACGCCGCCGACAACGGAGATTGACCCGACAGCCGACCGCAAGCCACGAAACGCGCCCACGGCAAGCGTAGCGATATTACGCACGACCGACGCGCCGAACCTTGCCGCAGCAGTTGCCGCCGAAACAAGTAGCCCAGGCAATGCAATGACACCTCGAACCAATCCGGTAACAGTTCCGGTAACAAGTCGCACCGCTCCCGCCATCGCCCGGAATGGCAGTAGCACCGCGTTGACCGCGTTAACCAGCACGCGAATGATCACCACGATCGGCGACACCGCGAGCATGATGATTTTTAGGAGCGTCGGCACCTCGTCCCACTTGAAGAACGCTACATAAACCACCGCAGCCGCAGCCGCAATCAATGTCATCGGGTTGAGCAAGCTGCCGAGACTGGCAAGCAGTCCGCCGCTAGTTGACGCCGCCGCCATGCCCGCGTTGCGAGCCATCGAGCCGAACGCCATTGAACCGGATTGCCCCGCCATCATGGCCGTCTTTGTCATCGCGACGAATCCGCGATTGATGGCGCTCTGCAATGGAATGATGGTCGCCAGCGTGTTGCGCATTCCCTCAAGCTTGCCGTCTGCCTGCTCGATTTCCGCCGACGCGCCGCGTAGCATGTCGCGCAAGCCGCCGAACGCCTTTGCCGCGTCGCCGACGATCGGCACAAGACGCTGGATTGTCTCGCCGAGCTTGCCGTAGGCGGCCGTCGCCTGCCCGGCAAAGCCTTGCAGGCCGCGCATGGCACGCACTAGGCCGCGTTGGCCTTGCTGCTGCTGGCCGTCGGTCGTGTTCGTCCGCACCTGCGGCCTAGGCGGTCTCGGTGGGCGTGGCGCCATGCTGACTGATGATCCTTTCGACGTCTTCGGGCATCACGAATCGACCGCCGTTTAGCTCGATTGCCTTGGCATGCCTTGCGACTTCCGACGTTAGCGGAACGGTGCTCGCTGGCGCGTCGCCGACGTCGCCTGTTTCAATGTACCGCGCGACGTTCGCGATTTTGCCCGCCGCCAACATGCACACGCTAACAAGCCGCTCGCGCCACGCCCTGCCGGCCGCGTCGGCCATCCAGCGCAGTTCGCGGAGCGTCAGCCCCGATGGGCTTACGCCAATCGCTCCCGCTAGGCCGTAGCATTCGATCACGACATCAATAGCTCGTCCAGCTTGGCGTTGATTTCCGCCACCGCTTTCGCCTTCCGCGTCTCCTTCATCGCCGCATCGCTCAAGCGGGCCTGTACCGCTTGATGGCGAGCGTCCGCTAGTTCGTTCTCGGTCGCCAGCATCTCGCGCAGTAGCTGACGCTGGCGCGTCGGGAAAAAATCGATGATGGCCTCAATCAGCGCATGTCCGGCCTGCTCGCCATCGTCGCCCGATAGCAAAGACTGGAACGCATCCGGCGTAATGCCGACCGCCTCCGCCTGCGATCGACATAGCTCCCAAAGCACCTCGCCAGCTAGGAGCGGATCGCCCGTTAGCTGCTCGAATTGTCGGGCCTGCCGGTCTGCTAGGTCAACCTTGCAAGCCTCTCGAACGCGGCGAATTTTCGGCGCGTCGATACTGACCATCCATTCGCGTCCGCCAGCACGAAAACTAGGCACATTTCACCTTATGGGGTAACGTCTTGGAGACCCTGAATCTTTAGTGTGCACGCATTCGATCCGTCGCCATTCGACGCCACGAAAGACAGGATCGGCGAGCCCGTTAAAAGGTTTGTCGCCCCGCCTTCGATGTCCAAAACGAATGGCGAATTCGGATCAAGGTCGATGCCGTTGCCGACAGCCGATCCGCCGGCCGACACCGCATCAAAAAACGTGATGCGAACACCGAAACCGGTGCTTGCCGCAAGCTCGGCAAGGAACCCGATGATTGCAACATTATCCCCGTCGATGGCCTTGTTCACCACGACTTGCTTGACGATGACAACCGCCGTGCTCTGTGTCGGCAGGTTGTCGCCCGCGCCCAGGTCAATGCTAATCGTGGTTGCGTCGGTCGCAGTGACATCGACACCATAGCGACGGCCGGCCGCCCAGTAGACATCGACCGTATCGCTGGCGGTAATGCCGTGGCCGCTCGCTACCGTCACGATGCCCGTATTGTCATCGGTGCGAGTAGTCAGTGTGCCGCTCTTGCCAGCGGGTAGCGTCACCTGCAAATCAATCAAATCATCGCCCGTGCGAATTTTCGATTGGTTGATCGAGCCAATCGAAACAGCGTAAGCCAAACTTGGCATGATATGCGTCTCCTATGTGATGGTGGCTTAGCTGTTGAGTAGCGGCGTGCGAGTGTCGTCATTGAGCGACACCAGCGTGAAATCAACCGTTTGTTCGCCGCCAATCGGCATACCGGCCGAGGCGGAAATAACGCAATCCGCATCGAGTCCGGTTCCGCCGGTTGCCGGAATCACTCGCAGCGCCACCGGCGCGCCCGTGCGAGACGCGGCCAGCAAGGCAGTCAATGTCGTGTCGTCGGACTTTTGCAACATCGAGAACGTTAGCGACACCTCCAGTGCCACAGTGCGACCCGTGCGAATAGGCGGAGTCGATCCGCTGCCGCGCACCGTCGTATCACCGCTGACCGGATTCGTGTCGTATTTGATGTCGCGCGAATTCGTGATTAGCGTGCTGGCAGTCGAGCCAGCCGCTCCGTAGTACAGCTTGGCCTCGTAGCCCATTTTCTTTGTCGTCATTCAAATGCTCCTATGCTAGGGCCTTTCGGGCCTCGAATCTGACTGTCACCTGACCAATGAATTGGCCCATTTGCCGCAGTTGCGGCGGATCGAATAGCGACACGCTTGGCACTTCGAGCCATGATGCATCTACGGCCGCAAAGACGTCTGGAATCATGGCGTCCGCGATCCGCTCAACCGCATCAATCAATGCGTCTACCTGCTCTGTGTTCAACTTGCCGGTCTGGCTTTCGCGGTCGGCCCCGAGGATGCGTTTCCGTAGCGTCACGATGATGTCAAACGTATAAGACAGCCCGCCCCGCGTATCCAAATCGACAGCCGGCTCGGATGGCGTAAGCACCTCGACCAAAGCCGCCTCCCGGTCGCTCGCCTCGTCGTCGTAATCGCCGTATACGCGTTCCGCCGTGAATTCGATGCCGAGATCAAGCCCGCGCACAATCGCCAGCACCGCGTCGGCTACGCTCGTTACGGTGCTTGCCATTAGTCCACCTCGACCACGAATAACCGCATCATTTCCTCGCCGGCAGACTCATACTGCCACACGGCCCCGTTCGGTTCCGGGGCTAGCTCCCATCGCACCACCGAACCGCCGACCGTTTCAACAATCTGGTCGCCGCGTTGCGGCGCGATCGTCATATCTGACGATCGAACCACGAACGACACCTGACGCACGATCGTCTGCACACCGTTGGCCTGCACCACCCGCACCCGCTGGACGTCTCGCGTCCCGCGTAGCGATATGGTCGCCGCCCCTTGCGTGTAGGCGATTGCGTGGCTGGCATGATCGACCAATTGGCCGGCAAGCCAGCTTGCGCCGTCATCGAGCAAGCTCATTACTGTTGGCCCGTGCGAACGCGGAGGACGTCCAGCTGCACGTTACCCGGGGAATCGTTCGACGACTTCTCCAGGTGGAAAAGAGCCTTGAGCGGGCCGGTCGCCGCACTGATGTTAAACGTCGTGGATTCGAGCACCCGCACGCCGTTGACGTAGAACTTCAGCGATGCTGGATTGCGTCCGTCAATCTGCAAGAACACCGGAGTTCCAACCGCAAAATCGACCGTTGTATCGGTCGCGGCCACTTCGGTCGTGCCGTCGTCCGATTCCGCATCGATGTTCAGGTCGGCGCCCAAGTCAAAATGGAAGAACGCCGATTCGGTGATGGAATCCGCATCGCTGGCGTTGGTTCCGTTGGCCACGCCGACCGACAAGTCGGCAACGTCGGCGTCGGCGTTGGCAACGACTTCGACCACCGCATCCAGGATCCAGTTGGATCCGAGAGCGAAAGACCGCTTCGACAACCAATCCAATTTTTGCGCTTCCGCCGTCGCACTGAACGCCGCGTCGAGCGATCCGCCACGGGAGTAAATGTATGGCGTGCCAGCAGTCAAAACGACCGCCGTATCACCGCCAGAGCGTTGCAATTCGATTTCGTAGGCCGGCCTGACGTTCAAATTGACATAACCCTCGGTGGCTGCCGACGTCGCGTCACCGACCGCCGATCCTAGGAAGAAGTCCCGGTCGCCGACCAGCGGCGGAATGCATGTCGCCTTATTGGCGCTGTGATCCCACCAGATTTCACCGCCATCGAGCCAAACTTGCCCCGCGGTTTTCTCCACGCGGTAAATGCCCTCGCACTGCGCGCCGCCCTTTTCGCCATTGGCCACATCGACGGGAATCACCGCCGCCAAGCCGTCCCGCAATTGGACGACTTCACCGCCAGTGATAGCCGCGTCGGCCGTGTAGTCACGCGGGCATTCATCGCCCTGGTATAGTTCCGCTTCTGCCATGATTCATGCTCCTGATTTATGCTTGCGAATAAAGCGGTCTAGCCATCGCTAGACCGCGTAAATGGTTTGCCTGCGAACTACGCCGCACCCTTCGACTTGATGCCGGCGAGCGTCTCGAACTTGTCCACGCCGAAATCGTGGTAGCCCCGGAATTGGATTCCGAGTTGGTCAAAGTCAGCGTCAGCCGTTTCCACGGTCGGCGTTTGCACGCCATCCAAGAACGAAACGACAATCGGGGCCATGGCCGAATTGGGCGCCCGGAACAAATACCACGCCGTCGAAGAGTAGCCCGAATAAGCAGAATCCGAGAGCCACGGCACCACGACGGGCCGATACTTGCCCGCATGGATGTTGGTCTCGCTGACCTTCACAGCCGCCGAATTGCGTGCCGTGTAAAGGGCCTCCGCGACCGCTTCCAGTTCGGGCGGCACGAGCAGAATCGTCGGCGGCGGTCCGCCGATCCGCTTCTGTCCGTCGGCAGACGGCGACCGCATTTCGCGGAATTTCTTCACGCCGAGCGACAGCCCCACGCCATCCGTCCCGAGGTTTGTCGTGGCGCCCTCGATATAGTTCGAGTTGCCCGAAGTGAAGAACGTCGCGTTGTCCAAAAACTTGGTCCAAAAGACGTCGTTCATTTTCATCGCAGCGCCGCGACCGATGACATCGCGCAAAGCGTCGAACGCCCCAAGATCATCGTTGATGATGTCCTCGCGGGTGATCGAATACATCTTGGCGTAGGTGCGCACCTGCCGGGTAAAGCTTTGCTCGCCCGTGGTCGCGTGCTTGATCCGTCCGCCCTTCGGCAGCTCTTCATAGGCCATGTCGTCGAGCATTCGATAGCTCGTCACCTGCTTAAAGTCGGGCACCGATTTGATGGCCGCAATTTCAGTCCAAGCGTTGTCCTCCTGCATGTAGCCTTCCAACAACTCCTTGTTGGCGATGTTGGAAAGGATGCCCGGAAGGGAAAGCGTCGAAAAGCCGCTAGACGCGCGAATATCACGTCGCGGCAAAGCGTACTCCAGCACCTCGCGGACGTTGCCCGTGTGGATGCGGTCGCCAGCGCGGAGCGTCATGCCATTGGCAGCCGCCGCACGAATCAGCAGTTGCTGAATGCCAAGCCGGCCGCCGAATTCGCGATGGGCCGCGTCCAAGGTTTTTTCATCGAACGCCTTGTCGATGTTTTGCAATCGCAGCCGCTGGCAAACCGCCGCCGCGATGACATCGCCATTGACATCCCGCTGGCTGGCGTGAATGGCCGGAGCCGACGGCCGCGATCCGCGAACGATTGCCAACTGCGCCTTGGCGATGATTTCGCCAGCTTTCGCCCGGTAGGTGTCAGCCGACAATCGATTGCGGGCGGCCTTCGCCTTCAAGTCGCCGAGGGCCTTGCGGGCCGTCTTCTTCGCTTCGGCAAGGATCGCAGCCGGAGCGTCGTCTTCGATCGAAAGCAGTTCGCCATCCAGCGAATCCAAGGCGTCAGCGTGCGCGGCTCGAATATCGACGGCATCCCATGCGGCGCCGGCCTGCATGGTGTCGTTCTTGTACTCGGCCTGCACCGTGTCTTCCTGCTTCATTTCGGCATTCGCGGCCGGGGCGGCAGGGGCCGCGCCTTGCAGCGCAGCATAGGCCGCCTTGTAGGCGTCCATCTGCTCCGCCGATAGCGATTCCATCACCACGCCCAACGACTTCAACCAGTCCTCGAAACTCATGCTAATTGCTCCTCTTATTCGCGCGGCACTCGCCGCAATTCTCACACTCGTCGATTCATCCGCACCGCGCGGGACAAATGCTACTCCGTACAGATAGCCCGTCCTGGCGATGATCGCCGGGCCGGTGATTGTTTGGCCGTTTACCGTCGCCTGCTGACCTGCTGGCAGCCTCTCCAGCTTGTCAGGCGACACTTCCACCGAGGCCTGAAACGGAAATCCGCCAGCGGTCGCGCTCTCCACAACTTGGTCGCGGGATTCGCTGGCGTAGCTCAGCGAGCCGGCCAGCACAAGCCGCGTCCCGTCGTTGTCGATTGCGGTTACGTGCCCGACTGGATCGGTTGATTCGTGGTTCAAATTGGCGACCACGCTCGGAGCGGCCTCTAGCCCGCGAAGGTCAATGACAATCGGGTCTTCGTAGCCATCGACATACATCGGCCCGCCGTTGTAGGCGACCATCGAAAACGTGGGCACCTTACCGCCCGCCGCCGCCTGGATGTCTGGCTTGGATCGCAGTCGGACGCGTTTAGGCATTGCCGGTTGCCCCCATTTGCTGGACGGCCAACTGTGTCGCCGATTGCGTCTGCGCGTTCTCCCGCTGCACTTGGGCCTGCTCGATCGACCCCAGTTGGTTTGTCGCGTTGAAGATCGCCAGCCGCAATAGTTCCTTCATCTTCGGCACGTCTACGCCGTAATCGCTCGCCATGGCTTCGACGGCCGAGTCGTAATCGTCACCGGCTTCCGCGTAGACTTGGCGTAGCGTTGTCGTGCCGTTGCGGAGTCGCATATTTACCGCACTGGCCTCACTGGTAATGTCGGCTACCGGGTGATTCGGCCAATCCCATGAACGCTCTGGCGGATTGCGTGGATCGCCAAAGCCAAACACCAATGCGGCCTCTCGCCACCACTGCACAAACAGCTTGTCGAGTACACAGTCTTCGCAGTCGGCTCTTTCGATATCCACGCCGGCAAAGTACGGCTGAAAATCGAGCCGGCCGCTGGCGTAGTTGCTTTGCGAAGAATCGCAAGCTGCCATATTGTATGGCATGTTCTTCGGGCGGGCCTGCTCTGAAATTTGTGCTCGATTAAAGCTATCGTAGCTCGTGTTCGGGTGTTGGGCTTGCATCTGCTCGGCACGATAGCCCATCGGCAGCGCCGCCATCATTCGGCGTTCAATGGGAAGCGTCGAAAACGGGGCGACCGGCTCCGCGTCACCAGGTGGCATTTCGGTATAGAGCAGTGCCGCAAAGCTGGCGGCGGTCTCCGCTGCCGATACGGTGGCCTCTCGCCATCGACGAGACGACGCGCCGACTTGCATGGTGCTCTTGCATTCGGGCACACCGCGATGTTGCTGCGGTCGCCGCATCGCGAACCAATGCAGCACATAGCGGGCGGCCACTTGCTTCGGCTGCTGGTAGTACACGGCCCATTGCGAACCCGGATGCTGTGGCAAGATGTCGTAGGTCAGCGGATTGCCAAACTCGTCGAACGTTACGCCGTCAATCACGCCTTCGCGTCGATAGGGCACGTATGGCGTAGTTACTTGGTCGCATTCGATCGGTACGACGTCGAGCTTGACCGGATGGCTGACCCGAGGGTTGGCCGTCACGATGCCGAACGATTCGCCATCGACTAGCTTGGCGTGCGCCGCCGTCCACAGCTTGCGACGCAATTGGATGGCTTTCGACCACTTCCTCCACTCGGCATTGATTCGCAGGTCGAGTGATCGGCTGCCGGTTTTGCAGGCGAGCGTAGGCCCCATGCCGACGAGAAAATTGGCGTGCGTCTGCGCGATGCCGTCGGCGTAGCCGTTGTTTGCCGCTTCATACCGCGACCGCTTCACCAGCCTCGTGCGAACGCCCTTGCTATTGGCGCTGTCCGCGTCGTAAGCGTCGGTGTTCGCCCAATAGTTCTGGAACTCGACCGAATCACTGGCCGCGTCGTATTTCGCTTGGATGTCCGGCCGCTTGGGCCTTTGCGGCGCTTCGCGGACGATGCCCAGGTAACGATCGGTGCTCGACCCTATGGCAATCACTAGCCACCTCCCGGCGGCTTGAGGCGAGCGAACCGCAAGCCAAATCCCTTTGCTGCGGCGGATGCCTGCCCGGCGGCCTTGGCAGCTAGGTAGCGATCGGCTTCGATTTGCGCACTGATCGACTGCGCGGCCACCGTCTGCGAGCCAACGGTTACGCTGGCCGGCTGCTTAGCCGTGTTTTCGATTGCGTCTGCGATCGTTTGTGGAGTCGTCATTGACCCCAACTATCCCAATCGGTCCCCGCGTAGTCAAATCATTTTGGGGTGGGGTACTATATGCGGGATGATCGTCAGCAAATTTCTTTGAATCGGCTTCTATCGGCACTTCGCGCGTATGCAGTACCTGCTTGCAGTTGCGGCAGATC